CAGTCCTTCTCAAAGAGGATGCGGACCAGCTGGGTATACAAAACCGGATTCTCATCCATGAAGCTCTCCAAAAATCCCTCGCAATCTGCAACCAGTGTGTCGAAGCAAAGATTGTACTTTTCTTGAACCTCATCCAACGTTAAGCATGTGAGACTACTGTCCTCAGATGCTTTCGTTTGCGTACAATATCCGTCCGGCACATTGGTATTGAGAGCAAGCTTCTTCTTTGAAACAACGCCCTTGACGATATGGAAGGAGCAGCTGTTGCAGTATCTGTTGCGTTCCAACGCATCCCACACGCGCGCATCAGGTTCCACCGACACCTGGTTGAGCTTGTTCGATAGGCGGCGGTTGATGACGCACGACACGGTTCCATAGCGCGCACCCAGCTCCAGAACAACAGCATTTGCGGGAATGTACCTTTCTGCCTGCAGCTGCTCTGTCCGCTCCGTGTACAGATGATTGATTTCGTGACCATACTCGTTGCGGAACAAGAGAGACATCGTGTCCAATGTCTTGTATTCGTCATCGGACATTGCCAAGTGACCATCGGCCACGGACTTGAACAGAGCTGCAATACACGCACGTGCCAGATCGTAGCGTCCAGCACACTGCACCTTGTTCAAAAAACACCAGCGAATGGTATTGTAATCCTCACACGGGTACTTGTAGTTGGACAGGATCGAGAAGTAGTCACCGTAATAAATCGAGCAAAGCTCCGGGTACCGATTGAAGAAATACGTCATGACTTGCTCGTCGTTGTGGCCGACGCCCTTGGCCAGCATCTCGTGGAAAATTGCCATGGTTCCGTTGTAGAAGCGGTCCATATACGCGCCTTCCACTGTGTAGCTCGTGCATGCTGCTCCACACCATCCCTCGCGTGTCAGGCGCGAATCAATGACACACAAGTCATCTGCGCTCCGGTAGTCAATGTAGCAAAAGGAGACCTTGGGATTCGGATTCTCCACCATTCTGCGAGCTCCCTGGTCAAAGTTGCGCATCACGTGGCTGCCTCCAAAGTCGATCCAAGCAAAGTGCGTGGTATCAAAGGTGTTTTGCTGCTTGGAAATGAGAAGCGCCAAGGACTTGAACATGCACAGGAGAAAGTAGGAGGATGTATTGCGACTTCCAATATAGTTGGCAACGCCTTCACGATTCTTCCGGATTGTCGCGTAGTTGTGCTTGTACAGATCATACTCATAAATCGGCTTCACAATGTACTGCGTGGGCTGATCGCCACGAATACGTTTGATCTCGTCAATGGTTGTCTCATCGCAAAAGACCACCATGGGATACGGCAAGGCAAGTGTCGCACGTCCCTTTTCCATATAAAACGATTGGGGCCGGACTGCAGGGGTTGCGTCGGGTAATGTCGTAAGGTTAAAGAACATGGTGACGATCGTTGTACTCATTTGTTCTTCAGGCCAAAAGAACCATTGTTTTTAATCGCAGAAGAGAACAATGTCTGTCGACAAGGCGGAAGTAGAAAACCTTCGCAAGGTCTACAATCGGGAACACCCACAGGAACCTCCGATCCCCAGTGGGTCCATTGAATCGGTCTGGGGAGCCCTAAAAACCAGATTTCACTCCACATGTAGCCAAGGTGCTCCGAGCTGTATCATTACATCCATGCTTGTCAAGGGCAAGGCGCCGGATACATGGAAGGAGAACCGGCACGAGTGGCTGTCGTCCGATGACATTGATGCAGTCGAACGGAGTTACGTGGATCTGTTTGAGGATTACGAGTTTCTGGGATGTGTGCCGATGGATTTCGACTTGAAGTCCGAGACACAGCAATGCCTGGTGTCCACTCTGTGTTCGCTCAAGATTGACAAGTTGGCGAAAAAGGGGAAACATCGGTTTGGCATTGCAGTCAATACGGATGTGCACGACGGGCCGGGCGAGCACTGGGTGGGTGTCTTTTGTGACATTCGCCCCGAACTCGAGTATCCCCGCATGACGTACTTTGATTCCTATGCAATGACGCCGGAACCGGAAATTAAGAAGCTGATGAACCGCTGGGCCAAGCAGTGGGATGCGACCAAGGTACACAAGCAGCCCATGAAGCTGACGTACAATACGACACGTCACCAGTTCAAGGATTCCGAATGCGGCATGTATGTGTTGTACTTTCACCTGTCGTGTTTGCTCGAGAATGAGATGGGAACCTCGGTGCCTGACGAGGTTGTCAATGCCTTTCGCGATCTTCTCTTCAAAATTCCTCGGAAAGGAACATAATGGAGAACGTAGTTTCAGGGTTTCTCCTGCTTGTCATCGGGTGGATCCTGTATGACGAATTCAAAGAAATACCCGCACTTGCTGCGATCGACAAGGGCGGAAGGTTATGCGACTACTCGTGCGGAGGTTCGACCTTTGAACCCGTGTCGGCTGCCCTGGCGCGTGGCATGCGACTCATTGAAGTGCACGTGTATTCCGACGAGCAAGATCAGCCGGTCGTTGCGCTTCACCAGGAAAATGCGGGCGTGGACCATGCATACGACAATGTGTCCTTCGAGTCCGTGTGCGTGACACTCGTGAATGAGGCATTTCCCTCGGATGTGCCGCTGATTTTGAGCATTGTGCCACACACGTCCACGACCTTTACGCTGAACCGCATTGCCTACCACTTGTCCACTACGCTGCACAAGCACTTTGCAAAGGATGTGACGGAGGAGACGCTGCTGGGTGCCCTGGCAAACAAGATTGTCATTGTCTCAGGCCCGGAAGTGCGTGGTTCCAATCTGGAAGAGCTTGTGAATCTGAACTGGGGCTCGTCGTCGTTGCGCCGCCTCGAGTACCAGCAAGCCGCCTACCCCCGTGATCCTGCCGAATTGATGGCCTTCAACAAGGACCATATCTCCATGGTGGCCCCCAGCGACATGTACAAGACAGTGGCGGCTGTCAAGGACCTGTACGGATGCCAATGGAATTTGATAAGTGGGACTGCAGGGTTTTTGCCCACGAAAGGTACTTGAACGGAAAGTCAGTGCAGACGCCGTAGCAGTTGGGATACGGGTCCCAGCTCAACTCGGGCATGACGGCAATCATGGACGGATGGCGCGCACTGTCAATGTTTCCCCACACGACACCATAGGACGTCATTGTATACGCGTCCTTGTCGTGGAAGAAGCACTGGAAGTCCTGGCGCAGAATCATCAATGCAGTCAGGTTCTTGCAATGAATCCAGAGTCGAGACCCGTTGCGGTACAGAAAGGACTCGTCCACAACACGATCCGGCCGGTCATGGCCCAGCCACAGACGGCCATCCAGGCACCACACATCAATCTCGACATCGAACCCATTCTCAATCGCAACTTCGATGGCCTCCTCGGTATTCTCCGTCTCTGGACAGGGACCGTTGAGGTTTCCACGGTGCGCAATAATCTTCATCATTGAGTCTAGTTACTAAACAATGAGTAAACTGATTATCTTTGATCTCGATGGTGTGCTGATTGACACCTGCGATATCCACTTTGACACCTTCAACCAGGCACTCAATTCGGTGAATCTTCCCGTGTTGACGCGTGAGGACCATATACTGAACTACAATGGACTTCCGACCCGTACCAAGCTCATGAAGCTGGGCGTGCCGAGTGAACTCCACGAAACCATTTTTCGGAACAAGCAGAAGGCGACTGCGTGGGCCATGACGACAAATCTCCGTCCGAACGAGGCTCACCAAAAGATGATCAAGCAGCTCAAGGCAGATGGGTACTTGGTGGCCTGCGCAACCAACTGCATTCGCCAAACTGTGGATGCTGCCTTGAGCGCGATCGGTATTCTGGACCTGATGGACCTCGTGGTGGCCAACGAGGATGTGGTTCATCCGAAGCCGTCTCCGGCAATCTATTTGAAGACGATGAGCATGCTCAGTGTATCTCCGGAGAATACGACAATCTTTGAGGACTCGTACGTGGGACTTTGCGCAGCAACCCAGTCAGGTGCCCGTGTGTGCCACGTGCCTACCCCGGATTCCTTGACGCTGGACTTTGTGCGTGCCCGTCAGACGGTGGCATCCAAGATCAATATCGTGATTCCGATGGCAGGGAATGGCAGCCGGTTTGCGAATGCTGGATACAAGGATCCCAAGCCGTTTATCCCGGTGCGTGGCAAGCCGATGATTTCGTGGGTCGTGGACAATCTCGGATTGGATGCGCACTACATTTTCCTGGTCCGCAAGGAGGTGCTGGAGTCGTACAAGGCACGCGAGTACCTGCAAACCATTGCGCCTGGCTGTGACATCGTGGAGGTCGACCAGCTCACCGAGGGGGCAGCGTGCACTGTGCTTCTAGCAAAACAGTACCTGGACGAGAATCCGCTGATGATTATCAACAGCGACCAGTACATTGAGTTTTCCGCCACGCAGTTTGTGGTTGATTTTCTGCATCATCCGACGGAGAAGCTGATGGACGGCAAGATCTCCACCTTTGATGGCAGGCGCAGTCCCAAGTGGTCATATGCCAAGGTGGAGGGCGGATTGGTTACGGAGGTGCGTGAGAAGGACCCCTTCTCGGACCATGCCACCACAGGTTTGTACATGTGGAGGCGCGGGACAGACTTTGTCAAGTATGCGGAGCAGATGATTGCAAAGAACATTCGTGTCAACAATGAGTTTTATGTGGTTCCGGCCTTTAACGAGGCCATCCAGGACGGCAAGAAGTTTGTGATTGCAGACTGTGTTCGGATGTGGGGAATTGGTGTTCCCGAGGATCTCGACTTCTTCCTCACAAACTTTCGTGCGGTAGAATAAAATGGCAAACGCTTGGCTCGCACACGTGAAGAGTACGATGGCTGACATGAAGCGCAAGGGCACCTACAAGAAGGGCCAGGGTCTCAAGCAGGTGATCAAGGCCGCGAAGGCGACGTACAAGAAGCACGCGGCTCACTCGGGTGCCGTCAAGCACACGCGCCGTCACCGCCGCCACTCGCGCAAGACGTTTGGCATGTTTTAAGCAGCTGCCTACGCGAAAAAGATAGAGTAGGAGAACCACAGACAAAAGAAGAACCACAAAAGTAGATACACTTCATCGAAGGTCATTACCTCTTTGAACTCGTTTTCAGAGTAAACGCTTGTGAACGAGTCGCTGGGTTTTGCGGTGGTC